ATCAATTTTTTTCTTTTCCTTATTCTTATTAATAGATTCTATATTAGAGAATTTATCTGCGCTCTCTTGTTTTTTTTCTTTTGTTTTTTCTGGCGAACTTTGTTCGCTTGATAAATTCAGGGTAGCATATGGTGTCAACCCCTTTGATGCTCGAAAAAGCATATCATTAATAAAAGTAGCCATAGTCTGATGTTCTGGTTTAATTGGTTCTAAAAGAGCGACAATTTGTGGCTTGATTTGTACACGAATTGGTTTGTTAGTGGTCATAATTGGTTTAATTCATCCACACAATGGCACAAAATGGCAGGGTGTCAATATTCAATATTTAATATTTGTTCATATTCTAATTTTCAACTTCTTTAAGTTTTTGGTGTTGACTTAATTGATAATGAAAATAAACTTCAATACCATCTTTTGATGTATTACGAGGATTCTTTTTTTCTAATTCGTTAAGTAGAAAAATTAAATCGCAAATTCTTGTCGTAATATTTTTTATACGATCATCCGTGTGATTCATTGTTAAAATTGCAACGATGTTTTTTAAGATCGACTTCGACCCATTCTTCGCCATTAAAAACAATCCATAATTGTCTTTTAACGTCGAATTCAATTCGACCCGCTTTCGGTTTTTCTTCTTCCATTATTTATCTTTGTAATCTGGATAAGAAGATTTTGTCAGTTTTGCTTCTTCTTCACAAACTTCGCGCACGTAACAAGAAAGAGTTTTTCCTTCAATAGTTGCTTGAGTCTGTAATTCTTTTTTTGTTGCGGGTTTAACAAGTACCTGAATCAGTTCAGAATACTTGTCAGCGTCCGCTGTTCCCTTTTCTCGATTAGCCATTGTTTAGTCTTCCTTTTTTAAAGTTTTGATTTCTGCAAAAACATTTTTATGTTTTTTGTTTCTTTTTCTAGGTCTAGTCATTCTTTCTTTTCCATAAATTCCTAGATTATCAAAATCTTTGGTAGTCATGTTTTTGTCAGCATGAAGGTTATTTTGTGAATTGACATCAACGTATCTATCGGTCATTTACTGAACCTCCTGTAATGATTGTTTGATCGCTTCAAGTTCTGCAATCTGACTTCTAAGTTTTTTTACTTCTGCAAGTTTTTCTTTTAAAATTTGTTTTCTACCTGATAAACGCTGATTGTTTTCCCAGATAGCCTTTTTTGTAAAGTCACCCATTGTTAGTCCTCCATTGTGGGTTGTATGGTCTAGCTTGCTTGAAAATGTCAAGAACATCTTCTCGCTGTTGTTTTGTGAATCTATCTCTGAAGTCTGTTCCGAAATAGATTGTGTTATCAAGGGCAAGATATAAAGCTGTTGCCTGATCGGGTGTAAGGTTTAGATTTAAGTTTGGCATTAGTTTTCCTCCTTTTTGCCTTCATATTCTTCTTTCATTCTTGGGTCAAGAGTATCAATCCAAGCCTGAAGTTTTTCATAATCAGTGATGTCTTCGATAATGATTTTTTGCATTGGTTTAATTTGTTTTGCTTACATTCCTATTATAATAGAATTAATTAGATACGTCAAGAGATTAATTTGACTAATTTGGTAAAATAAAAAAACCACAAAACAAACTCTTATGGCATTTCTAGTCGGGCAAAAATATGCAATCGGGCAATCAGTAAAAAAAATTTCTTATACATCGTCAGCGATTCCCCCACGATATCGCAACGGCAAAATTACAGAAGTATTTACTAAAACAAACAGCGCAGGGTCAGTTCATTACTATTACAAAGTCTTATGGGATGACGCTAGAAGATCAGAACACGCGCAACATACATTACGCCCCTTAGATTGATATTTCTTGCGGGATTTTATTTTGCCCTATTGTTCTAAATTTTCTAAATCTTTTGCTTTCTACTTCTCGAAACATTTCGGTGTGCGATACACATTCTTGAAATTCAACTAAACCTTCAAAAACACCACATCTGAGAAAAAGATCAGATCGATCTTTTATTGGGAAAAAGTCAACCTGATAAGAGCCACACGGCGAAAGTAATGAAGGTGTTTCAATCATCGAAAAAATCCTCATCTTCAACAAGAATTGAATAGTGAAATATATTTGGATAAACCCCACTATCCTCTAAATATTTAATCGCATCATCTTCTCTTTGGCTATCAAGCGCGGCTTGATGATTGTGTAAAAAACTATCCATTTCTTTTTTTATCCTTCCAATGTTGTAATTCAAGATCGAACCTCGCAAGCATTATCAATTGCTCTTCTCTCGTATATTGCGCCAATATCTGCGCCTGTTCTTTTCCTGAAAACTTTTTCATCAGCCACGGCTCTTGAAAAAATAATTGTTTCTGCATTTTTATCAAACATTCAAGAACAGCTTCGCGTTGTTCATCGGTCATGTTTTCTGTAATGCGTAAAAACTGTTGTTCAGCCCTGCGCGATGTTTCTTCATCCCCGCTTGAAAATCTATATCTTTTCATTTATATTTACCTTCCCATTCGTTATATTCATCAAACATATACCCATCAGAATTTGCACCTTCGCGGACAGCCGCAAGCGCCGCATCCCTGACATTTTCTTCAACCATTTCTGCAAGTACTTTTAAGCTTTTCAATGAATCAATTTTACGTTCAACTTGTGAAAGTCTTTTTGATGCACCATCGTAACCATCTTGCAAGTCGCGCGTTGCTTCTTGAAGTTCTCCATCTGCAATAATCTTTTGCGCGTGATTAATTCGATTGATAGGGGCGCTTTTTAAATGCTCAGTTTGTCTTGCAATACGCCCACCAATAACCAAAGAAAGTAATTGATTAAGTGCTTTGAGTTGCTCTTGATCTTTCACAAAATCTTTTTTAATCCATTTGTCATCTTTTCTAACATTCATATGTTCAGGTTCACTTGTATTGAACCACATTGCGCCATCTTGCATTTTACTCATAAGTCTGGACTCTCCTGAAATTTAACGTATTCTTCATCAGGTACAACTTGCATTTTCCATTTACCAACGCAATCTTGTCTTTGACCATATCTCCAATTAGGATTTTCTTTGTCGTATTCATAATCACTTAACTTGTATTCTGTTTCTTCTTCAATGCAACCAGATTCAAGGCGTTTACGGCTTCCTTCTGAAAAACAAGATGAAGGCCAAATAATATTGTTAATATCCCATTTAATTTGTTTTAGCCTTTCATCAAGTGCATATTCGTTGTTGGCATAAAGTTCGATAGTAATTTTTCTCATCGCAACACCTCGCAAGCCGCTTGAATACCCGCCGCACAATCGTTGCGTGTCATATCGGTCAATGCCCCATCGAATCCCAAGTAAAAGATTCCTGTTGCGCACATAATCATGAAGAAATTAGTCATTGGTTTTGTCTCCTAAAGTAATTTGCTTTTTTTTAATATTCTGAAAGTCGCAATGATCGCATTTGTGACTTCTTGGTCTGTCCAACCTTGTTTTTTGCCTAGCTCTTGCCATTTTCTGGCGCCCGCTTGACCTTCTTCGGTTTGAATAAATTCTTGAAAGTTCATTTTGGTTTAGTTTGTTTAATAACAATTTAATTATAATAAAATTAAAATGTAATGTCAACCCTATAATTCATGTTATATATTAAGGGCATGGCTAAAAAGGCAACTAATATCGAAATAGATCAGCGTATTAACAAAATATACGACCTCCTTTTGCTCGGAAATTCAAAAACGCAAATTGCTCGATACTGCGCGGAGAATTATTCAGTTAGCTTACGCCAAACAGAAGAATATTTGTCACGCGCTCGCATACTACAGGAGCAAGATGCACAATTAGAGCGTCCGCAATGGCTTGTAGGGGCAATCGCTAGACTTGCAGATTATGAACGCCGCGCATCAATGGAGAATCAATTACAGACCGCAATACGCGCTGTAGAAATGCAAGCAAAATTATTACGCTTTGATATGTCAGCATGAGCCTTATTTCTGATGTCTGCGAAAAACAACCCCTCCTCGATTTTCTAAATCCTCCCGATGAAAAAGATACAGCGATAATATTAGAGCGTGTATTATCTGATCTTCACGCGGGGCAGTTATCGTTTGTAAATGACACAGAAACAGAAATATTGGGTTTATGCGCGGGTTATGGATCAGGTAAAACGCGATCTTTACTTGCAAAGTGTTTACACCTGTCATTATTAAATCAAGGCTTCACGGGCATTGTATTAGAACCTACGCAACCGCTTGTTCGTGATCTCTTTGTAACAGAATTTGAGGAATTTTTGTTGAATTACGAGATTCCTTACACATTCAGGTCTTCG